ATCTTTCACAAAACGAAGTTATAGAACGTCAACGTCAGGGGTTATGGGTTGAAGATGTAATTGCTGCTGAGAGCGAAAACAAAGACAGCGAGGCGGAAGCGGATAAGTTCGCCACGTATATTGAACAGCAAGGCTTTTTCGACTTAGACGGTGACGGCTATGAAGAACCATATACTTTCGTCGTATCTAAAGCTACTGGTCAAGTAGTTAGAATTATGGCTCGATTTGAGCCTTCTGACGTTTTAGTTAAAGATGATAAAAACAGCCGAGTTGCTAAGCTATCCGACTTAATGGGTCGTGACGGATTACCAAAAACTAATGGTAAACGTGAAGTGGTACGCATTAAAGATGTTGAAACTATAACTAAATACGGCTTCTTGCATGACCCTGAAGGCGGCTTCTTAGATGTTGGCTACGGCTACATATTAGGTGCGTTAACAGCAGCGGTTAACGCTACTACTAATCAGTTGGTTGATGCTGGTACATTAGCAAACAGACAAGGCGGTTGGTTAGCTAAAGGCTTTAGGCGTAAAATGGGCAACTCATCATTCAAGCCTGGCGAATGGAAACAAACGGGTATTTCTGCTATTGACTTACGTAACGGTATTGTGCCTTTACCGGTTAAAGATTAATCATCCACGATCTAAAGCTCATAAAGTACAGCCATTCACCACAAACATAGCACCCCTTATAGGTGGGGCACCTGTCTTGTAGCCTTTCTGAGTAGCACCTTGCCATCATGCCCTTCCATGACGCGTAGTATGGGCAAGAAACTTCCCTACCACCCACTATTTTTTTTACAGTATAGTCAGCGTCGTTTAAGCCAACACCATAGACATATTTTGCTCTAGTCATAATTAGTACCCCATAACCGAAACGTCATCAATATTAAAGTCATCATAGTCGTCATCGTAGTTATCTTGTAAATCATTTACATAACCACCCGCAAACCCTAAAGCCATATATTGTTCAGCGTCGGCCGGATGAGAGTATTTATTCTTATCTGGCTTATCCTTAAATCTTGCCTCGCCAGATACTTGCATTCTTTTATATTGATAACCGCCTATCTTGCCCTTTCTTATCATAGGACATTTACGGCTAACTAAGTAACCTGGCTCACCGTCTACGAGTTTAATTATATATGAGTTAACAGCGTCAATACGTTTTGTAGGGTCGTTGGTTGGTGCTGGTTCAGTTTCAAAGCCCATGTTAAGCGGCTGAATAATGTCACCATCCATATTGTCTTCAACATAGTCATCGTTAAGGATACCCATTGCGCTTTTCGCTTCTGCCTCACCTCTACCTTTACCAGCGGGATCAATATAACTAAATGCCACTTCTATTCCGTAAAAGTTACGCTGAAGGAATGGCTTGACGATATCACGCGCAAATTGCCTAACGCCCATATCTTCACTGGTTAATTCAGCGATAACCCTTAGTTGGCCGCGCTTAGTTTGTTGACCGATAATACATGAAGGAGTTAACCCACCATCCCAACCTAATCCAATTGGCAAGTCTTCGATAACGCCCAAAGCTTTTTCAGGACAGTGAATTCTATCGTTATATTGAGGGAATACCGGCTTACCATCTTTAATCGTGCCGTAATTACCCATGACCATCACGTTTATGTGATCGTCAGTGTTACCTGCTAACATATCTCGATAGTATTTATAGCCACCTGGTAAGAACTTAATGTTCTCAGCCGCTGGGTTATCTAGGTATTTGCCGTTTTCCATCAAGAAAGGTGAAGGTCCACGACAAAAGAAGAATATATCTTCAACCGCTCGTTTAGCTTCACTGCTTTGATTCGTTCGTAAACACCCGTCTTCAGCTAGTTGGTACCACCAATGGTCATCTTCTGGTGGGTTAGTATCCATCAATAAAGATTTACGAGTACAAGGCTTGTATTGTGGCGTCCCGTCATCGTTAAATAAAACGTTTCCGTCATCGTCTAATTCTTTTGGAGCATCATAAGTGAGCTTGCCGTTCGTATCATAAACATCAGTGTAACCGTCAATTTGTGAAGGGTAGCGGCCAATACGCTCTCTCGAGCCTTTAACTACCGCATAAGGTAATTCTTTGGACTCGTTCATGAATACGCCTGTAACCTCTAACGACAATAGTTTTTTAACATCGTCAGGCCTATCTAACGCAAGGAATATAAACACAGCCTCAACTCTAGTGCCATCGGATAAGGGGTAACTTAAATTACCGCGCATAGGCTTTAATGTGATTGAACAAACGTCTTCAGGTATCCATTGTTTGAATGTTGCAAGCGTTGTGGTTTCTAGCATGTCGTAAGTGTTACGAACAATAGCCCACTTGGTTTTCCTTAGTCCGTCACAGTTAGGTTCTTGTAGTACGGATATCTTGTGCATCTCGTTAATACAACACACGGACTTACCGTTACCCACTGGACCCAAAAAGCCCCTAACAATCTTATCAGAGGCGTGAAACTTTGCACCTGTTGGTGATGCTACGTAATTAATTACTGGCATTTAATATCTTGCCTACTAGGTCAGCCTTGACTTTGCCCACTTGCTTTCCCATTAAAATAAATAATCGTCGGGATTCTTTATTGGATATTGCTTTAGTATTCTCTGGACTACTCATTAGCCACCCTTTCCAAGCGCCACACTTTTTGCACTTTTGAGTGATCGGGTCTAGTTCATGTTTACACATTATTATTCGCCTTATATCTGTAGTGAGAGAAGTTAAACTTACCGTTGATTTAATTGGGATTTTTCTTATCGCCAAAATCCATATTAAACGTCACAACTTCGCCTGAATGCTCAACTTCTTGCTTATCTTTCCAGTTAGAGCGGTTTTTGAGCCAAATGAATGCGGCCCCAGTATCAGGAGGGTAATGTTTATCGACTTCGTGGGTCAATATCTCACCTTGATTGTTGAATACTTTGACTTCTTTGTGGGAAAAGCCGATAGCGCGATTATAAAGGGCGTTAGCTACGTTAGCGTCAGCAACTTCCTTACCTTCCCTTATGGACAACAGAAAGTTTGGGTATTCTACCTTCCATGTATTAAGAGTTGTTACGGATACATCAAAGAAGTTAGCAAGCTTTTCATCTGTAGCCCCTAATAGGCATAGCTTCATAGCTTGTAAGTTGTATTCCTTTTTATACTTTGTTGGCCTACCCATGCTCTTGGCTGGCTTTTTAACCACCTTCTTTTTAACTACTTTTTTCTTCACCACTTTCTTCTTGACTTTTTCTTCAGTCATGATTAACCCTCTCAGTTAACGTTTTACTAATGCCGGACTTCTACCGGTTGAATTTACTAGCTGATTGTATCATTTTGGACGATTATCCGCCAATCATTCATAATCTACCCCTTATCATTCCCAAAACTTTCCTTGATAACCACACCATCGACTCTATCGAACACCGTTATTATCTGGTATTCACCTTGCCAAACCATAGCATCCCGCCTATGCCAAGTTTGATATACTATCGATTGAAACGCGTCTCTATTATCGTGTGCGTTATTGCCAAAAATCATATACCTAGGACGTTGATCTTCTGTGATTTTATCTTTTTTCATAATAAACCCTCGTTATCTATATTTTACATCGTCGCGTAATTTGCCGCCTTTTGACCTGTTCAGGTAGCGACTTAGTTGTATTAAGTACGCTAGATTTAGTAAATAATTATCGTTATTTTTATAACTGTAAAATAACCTAAACCGCTCATCACGAATACCATCATAAGTAACCCTTAATCGTGGCTTCATATAAACACCGCCTTATTTTCGCCTTTATCATCGTAAACATGTAGAGTGGTAATTGTAATAGGCGGAAAGTTTTCATCATATAACTCAATATCACCATGCTTAATAATCGCAAACTCTAATTCTTTTATAGCGTCAGATAGTTTCATCATTCAACTCCTACGGATTAATTAAATACATGTGAGCCCCAAACGCCGCAACCATAGCTACGGCAACTATCATTAATGAGCCTATAAGCCAGTTAACTACGGTTTCATCTATTTCATGTTTCATTATTTACTATCCTTAATTAGTTTATCTTTCCTGGCCTCTTTCCATAATGCACTTAATATCTCAGAGAATATAAAATCCTGCAAATAACAAAGCGCCTCTTGGTTTTCCGCGTCAAAACTAACTCTTACAGAATCAAGTATCGTCATAGCTGCGTGATTGCATTCATGGGACAAGCACCGTAAAAAATCAACCTCTGTGTAACTACCCCAAAGATCACTCACAAGTATTGCGGCGTTAGAGTGCTCAGGGCTAAAAAAGCAAACCATTGAATGCTCAGTTTCTATTTTTTTATATTTCAACATATCCTCTTTTGATGTAAAGAAAGATATACTGTGAGAATAAAGCGGAATCTTAAAATTTAACCTCATCATTTACTCTCCAATTCATTAATTAAACCCTTCTTAATAAGCTGACGTACAGCCATTGAAAAATTACGGTCGCAATGCTTATCTGCGTATTCAACTATTTCCGCCCTAACGGTTAACTCAATATCAACTGACACCTTCATCTTTTCAATCTTCTCTTTCATTTTAACTCCGTTGCTTTCTGAATATGTAATAGATAATAATATAAAATAATAGACAAGTCAATATTAGTTTGCTATTGTTATTTCACACTAACTAGGAGATAGAATAATGAAAGCACCAACAATTGAATGTACAAGGGTTAGGGCGTGTAAGTGGCAAGGCAATAATGAGGATTTAGTAAAAAAGTTAAATGTAAAGCAGACTAAAAAGTACGGCTTTGAATGCTCTGATATGCTTTGCCCTAAGTGCGGATGCAAAACAACTTACAATATAGAAGATTAACTTAAACGAAAGAGGTTTTACAGAATGAATGTAATTGAAGTGGTAAAGGCTAGCCAAAGCGAACACACGATACAGTGGGCTAAAGAGACTAACTGTACTAATGATGAGTTGTTTGTTGAGTCAAACGGGGCACCTACATTTGCCATTGCTGAAATACTAGGTGTAACCGTGCTAAAGGCTAGGCAAACACTAAACAAAGCACACAAAGAAGGGTTAATATGCAAAAGCAAAAATAACGGTGGAAAATACTGTAACTGGTGGCCTGTTGGGTATTTGAATGAACTTAAAGAGGGTAAATGATATGAGTGAATTAATGCAGTCCGATGTAATAGAGCTTTTAAGGTATCAAAAAAGCACAGGTAACTTTTTTTGGAAGGATAGAGGCGTAAAATGGTTTAACGGTAGCGTCAACAGAGCAGCCGAGCACACCATGAAGATATGGAATGCTCGATACGCAGGTAATAGAGCGGATTTGTTAAATAAATCATCTGGCGATAGACGCATAAGGATACAGAGTAAAGTGTATCAAGCGTCTAGGATTGCGTTTTTATATGTTGAGGGTTTAATTCCTGAAGAGGCAGGACATAAAAATAAAAAGTTACATGATAACAGGTGGGTCAATCTTGTCGGGTCGTGCGTTGCTGACAACAGAAAAAACAGGGTACAAGTAAAAGGAAAGAGCGGGCGCATAGGCGTGAGTTATCACAAAAATACCAACACTTGGTTGGCTGCAATAACTGAAAATTCAGATAAAATAAACCTAGGTTATTACCGATCCTTTTTTGATGCTTGTTGCGCTAGAGCCTCAGCAGAAAATAAGCTAGGGTATGGTGCTCACTTCAAAACAGCCTGAATAAACCTAACCATTTTGCATTTAGCGTAAAAGGTGTTATTATTAGGTTGTTGATTGAGGTGGTACTCGATGAATAGTTAGGGTGTTTAGAATAAGTTGAGGCTAGTTTTTTTAGTCTGTACCACCAACTTATACTAAGCGCCTTTTTTATTGCCTCGAATTCCCTCTAAATTACCAAGTTCATTGGTATCTTGATAAAAACCCTAAGTGTGATCATCTTATTAATCAAATTTCATACCCTTAGTCGCGGCAATGTGTCCCTTTCACAACCACGCACCTTGATACCTGAAACGGGTTGTCTGACTCTTTACGGAGTGGCTGAGTAATCAGCAGGGAGAACTATTTAGTATCCTGCATTCGTGCATTTAATTTAGATACACCATTTAGCCGAATTGGTTAAATACCTCTAAGTTAACTTGATTAAAGCCTGTATAACCCAGTGCATATCAAGGGAGAAAAAAGGGTAGCTGACTCTTAAATTAAATAAGGACATAAAATGAATCCATTAAAATACTACATTTATTTCATAACCACGGTATCAGAAAAGGGTGGAGACCACCTTAAAATAGGGGTAACTACAGATATAAACGAAAGAGTAAAGCAAATACAAACAGGCTGCCCATTACCAATAAAAACAGATTGCCTAATATTAATGAACTCTAAAAAACATGCGTTCGATTTAGAGTCTCAGCTACACGATAGATTCCAAGAATATATGACTTGCGGTGAATGGTTTGTAAAAGGCAAGGTTTACGGCAACAAAAGCATTCAAGAGGTAATCAAGAATGCTAAAAAGGCTAATGACGTGGACTTTAGAAAGAGCAGATTGGTAAGATCAAAAGATAAGCAAAATGAAATGTCCGACAAGTTAAAAAAAGCAAATGGAAAAATAGTAAAGAATACCGAGAAAAACGCTAAATTCAAAAGGGATCTATATAAAATAATAACAGGCAAAGATTCAACAAAGTCAATTACGCCAAGCCACCTTATAAACCTACTACATGAAAGACTAAACCATACCAACCAAAAATAAAGAGCAATCAATTATTGTTGCGGAGGCTAAGAGAATGCAGTAATCACCCTTATTGTTAAAACATAAAAAAGTAGCCGTTTAAGCTCCTTTAATTATTACAATAGTTACCGACTATAGCCTGTTTATACTTTCCAATGCCTCATAAAATAATCAGTCATAACCTTTCGTTGTGCGTCCGTATCATTACCTACCACTATAACAATCTCACCGATGAGTGAATGACCGTAAAATATGTCATTCAAGAATGCGCCTAACCATAATACGTTGGGGGCTGAAGTGTTACAATCAAATGTAGCTGAGAATATAGCCGCTTCGTCTAATGGTATTGAAGCGTTACCCAACACACCATTTGTATATTCCAGTGCTGTGCCTGTTAGTTGTCCTTCTATCTGGAAGCTGCGTTGGTCCGGTCCGACGAGAAAACTTGAGCCATTGTGTATTGCAAAGCCTGGGCTAGTATCCCCACCTGTAACCGCTGTACTCATAAGTGTGTTGACATCAGTATTATTTACTGATGTATTAGTGGCTACTATGTAAACAGTCAACTCACCGAAAGGCTGATAAGTATCAGCTTCAAGCCTGTCATCAAATCCGTCAAATTCAACGGCATCAAAGCCGTTAATCTGGCCTAGCATTGGTTTTCTAGCTGTGACCGATTGCTTTAAATGATTTCCGTTGCCAGATTTATCAGTGAACTGATCAATAATAGTAGGATCCACACCATCAAATATGATTGCCCCAGGCGCTTGTGCATCCAACCATAAATCTACCACTCTATCAGCAGGTGTAAATGATGGGGCTATAATCTGCCGCTTAATGGATCGTCTTACACTTGATTTTATCGGTGATTTCATTATTTATAGTCTCGACTGTTTGATATTCAATTATAGCACAGTGGAATTTTAATATAGATGTGTATTTATAGTGCCGATAACATGATGTTACCGGCACTTATTTTTACTTCTTACTTTTAAACTTAGCGATTCCATGCGATCCAAAATGAAATATGATTATAGCTGTGGTTCCCATTGTCATAAGTCCACAGGTTGCCATCTCAAAATAGAATTCAGCCAATACCATATTAAACGGCGCACATATACACACCATTAATATCAAAGCTAACTGTACTCTAATCCATTTATTGACAATGTTTCGTCGTGACTTTGAGCGCTCCGTGTTTTCGTCTAACGTATCCCTAACAAACTGCTGAACACTATCAACGGTCTTTGCGTTTTGAATCATCACCTCTTGGTCGGTTAGGTTTTGATTGTTAATAAATGAACCGAACTGCTTTAACAGTCCGTTATCTTTATCAAGAACATTATCAACTACCTTTTCGCCCCATGACAACGGATTAAACCAAGCCATAAAACCCCCTATTTGAATATGTTGTATAAGTGCCTAACTAAGTCACCATCAAAACCCACAACGCTAATATATAATGCAGAACATGCGACGATAATACCAAAAACATTTAAACTTGTGCTTTGTTGTTTTTGCCTAATCCACATAGCATGTTTATCATTGTCGCTTACCTGTTGTGACTCTTTCAAGTCACAAACCCTTGATAGTAAAGCATTTGTTATAATCTGCTCCCGTATCAACTCTTCGGCAGCTAGCGCAATTCTTAACTGGCTCGGTGCGGCTTTGTTTTTTAATTCCTCAATATCACCCATTCCATCTCGCCCTTTTTGTGCGTGTATCTATATGAGTAAAGTCATCGTAAAACCCTATCCCATATTTATCGTGATACGCGGTTTCAAGGTAGCCCTGAATAACTTTAGGGTCTACGCCCTTTATTTGAATGTCGGCGGCTCTACCTCTTATGTGATAAGAACCTTTAGAGCCTCCGATACTCGCATTGTAATCAGGGCATCGATTGCCAGAGGTTATCGTCATAGGCTTACCAATATAATCACGTAGCGCCTGTAGTACATCAATCAACTCTGAATCAACTGTATCGTAGTCACAATTACCGCAATTGCATTTAACCTCGCTTCGAACGAAATTCTCTGACAATTTTATCATGCAAACATCCTTTGAACATCTAACTCAATTAACCGAAGATGTTTATCGATAGGAGTTAACGCACTATTAAGAACTTGAACAGAGTCGGGACACCCCAAATCAACAGTAAATAAACCACTATCACTGTCGATATTAAATAGCGGCATTGATGCAAGCCCCTGTCTTTGTGTGTCTTCATTAGGCCAAAAATTAGCT